GATGGTTCAAAGTCTATAAATAGTTTAACTACATCGTAGTTAGTTTCAATAGTTAAAAGCTCTTTTAATATGTTCCTTATTTTTTCTTCTTGTAATACCAATATAAAAATATTTTGTAATGATAACTTTTTGCCTTTCAATTGAGAGCAAAAAGTACAAAAACAAAGAAGTAAATGCTCGGTCTCATCTTTTATTAACGTACTAGAAGGTGCTTGATTTATATTATTGTTTAGCATTGGGTAAATTGTTTAGTTAAAGTTGCGAATTGCTCAGTTAACTTACCTCCTGCTGCAGCTGCATGGCCACCTCCATCACAAAGTTTTTTTGCTAATAAACTTACATCAACATCACAATTTTTATTTCTTCTAAAAGATACTGTTTTGGTTTTTGTATTAACTATAATACTAATATCAGCTTCGTATTTACTTAGTAAGAAATGAGCAAGCTCTCCTACAGCATAATCACCAAAAGTTGCTACTATATTATAATCTTTAATTTTTCCTTTAAAAATATTGTTGGTACTAATCTGCTCTTTAAATTTTTTAAAGAAGAGTTTTATAGAATTTTTTTGATGAGGATTAAATTCAGTTAACCCATTATAAAAGCTACTAATAAAATTTTCAGTTTTAGGAGCATTAAGATTGTAGTATATAGCATTTAACTTTAACGAGTCATTATTTGATTTATACCAATCATACTGACATATTAACTCAGTAAGATTTCTTTGTTCGTCAGTTAAGTTAAGATGTGTTTTAAATTTATCGCTAATCAAATCTACACAAGAAAAAAAGCTATCATCTATTATCACTTTAGATTTTTTGTATAAATTTTTATTTTTAAAGTGATTAGTATGTGTATCGATAATAACTGTATTTTTTCTATCAGCTAATTGTATTTGTTCTGTATTAAGATCTAAATCTACTATAAAGATTCTATCGTAATGATCAAGTGTTTGTTGAGCTCCTTTAAAGCGACCAGTAAAAGTTGACTCTGTGACATCATTTATACTAAATGTCTTACAGTCTTTATATAACCATCTTAATACAAGAGCTCCACCGGCTCCATGTAAATCGGTATCGGTCCATACTTGGATATTCACTGTTTATATTTACTATAAGTTCCTTATGTTGCAAGTCCAACTAAAGCGCTTAAAGTTTCGTTACCATCATCTTCAAACTCTATATCATCTGCTTCTTCAATAGATAAAGTACTATAGTCTATACGCATAGCTTGAGTAGTACCCCGAGGCCCATAACGATTTTTCATCATACCGAGTCTAATAATACCTAACTCTCTATCTTCTTCGTTTTGATATATAGATACAATAACGTCTGCAGTAGCAGCCAATCCAATAGATTCAGATATAGTAGCAAGATCGGGATTATCGGTATCAAAACCTGACCTATTTAACTGAGTAGCTGATATAATAGGACACTCAAATATATAACTCATAGCTCGAACTTGCTCAGTAACGTGCTTTATACGTTCATATGAATTATTACCCATAGTTGAATGCATTAAGTTAAGATAATCTAAAACTATAGCATCTAACTTAATACCCTTATCTTGAAACTTCTTTACAAAGCCTTTAAGTTGACTAGGAGTAATAGTAGAGGGAGGAAACTCTTTAATAAAGATCTTACCTTCTTCACTCTTAACTGCATCTCTAATAGTATGAGTATTACCAGCTAGTTCTTTCATAGGTATTTTAGTTACATTAGTACAAAGCCTACGAGCATATAATAACTCCGACATCTCTAAAGTTACTAATAAAACATTTTTACCTTGCTGAGCTATATTAGTAGCAACATTACCCAAAAAGATAGACTTACCAATATTAGTCTCACCAGCAAATACATATAAAGATTTACCTGCTTCAAGGAAACCACCACCTAAAGTTTCATCTAACCAGTCCCAAGTACTAGGTACATGCCTTTCAACAGAGTTTATATCATCAATTAAGAGATCAATATCGTTAAAGAGATCTAAACCTAAGTCAGTAACTAAATTAATGTTGCATGACTTTTCAAACTTATCTAATACTACAGAAGTATCAACTTTACCATTAGATACATCTTCAGCTACATTAAGCATAGTATGATATACAGCTTTCTCTTTTAAGAACTGCTCAGTATTATCATACAACTCATCATTATCTAAATCTTTATCTATATCATTAAACGATACTACCAATTCTTTGAAAGATTCCTTCTGCTCATCAGTTACTAAATGAGATTTAATCTCAGTAGTAGTAGGGAGCTTGTTACGCTTTTCAGAGAACTCTCTTATAATAGTAAAGATACTAGCTATCGATTTATTCTTAAAAAATTCAGGCTTTACAAAATCAGCAACAGAAGCGAGGTAAGTCCCATCAGTAAGAGACTTATAGATAAGGACATTTTCGAAATAGTCTAAGTCCAGTTTACTCACGTTTATATAATACTATACTTTATTTGCTTTTCCACTTATCTAAAAACCACTCTTGACCCTTACTAAACTCTTCAGTAAAGGAAGTTAACCCGGGAGAGTTATGAGTTATCATTATATCACCTACACCTACTTTAAAACCTGCTTTATGACATTGCATTGAATAATCTAAATCATAAAAATGCCATTTTGATGGACATGATTCATCAAATCGTATCTTCTTAAAAACTTTTCTTTTGATAGCCATTAATACACCATCAATAATAACTACTCTATGTGGATATGAACCAAAAGGCGTCATATGTTTTTCTTTTTCGTTACCATGAGCAACTGCTCCGTGTAAGTTTTTAGATCCAAAACCACCACCCATTAGATGCCATAGAGCTGGTGGCTTTAAATCGACTTCAGTTGTACCTGCACAACCAATAACGTCATATTTTTTGAATAACTTTTCTAATCTTTCATCTGTTAAGTTTTCCAAAATGACATCATCATGAACTAATACTAAATTTTGCACATTTTCTTGAATAGCAAAATCGATAGCTTTATTATATACCTTTTGTAAAGAGTCAGTATTGTTTTGCTTAAAAATAACTGATGAATTTTCTGATGTTTTCCATAGAAGTGTATCAGTATCTTTACCAGCAGTAGCTGAAAATATCATATTCTCTATCATATAAACGAAAAGGGTGAATCATGTTTAAACTCACAAACTTTATTCCATCTACGAGTTTTATTATTAAGTCTTACTATTACTCCTTCAGGTACTTCTTTAAGACCCTCGCCACCTAACGTAGAATAATCGCCGTTGTTATTGTAGTGCAGTAAAGAGCCTGAACGAGCTAAAAATACTTCATTAGTATCGCAAAAAATGATACTCAGAGCGTAAGTACCTGAAAGTTGTTCTAAAGTCTTCTTAATAATTTTCTTTGCATCAACTATAATCTTACCCTTTTTATGTTCTCGGTCAGTAAAGTATTCTAAGATTTGAACTATAACTTGTGTATCAACGATAGTATCTAAATTATACATCGTATTAAGTTTTTTATGATTAGTTAGTACTCCGTTATGAGATACTAACCAAGAAATAGTTTCAAACGGGTGAGATGTATCATAATTATAAGCTCTCATTGATGATGTAGGAGCTTGAACATGACCAAGATAATAATTAGTCTTAGGTTGATAAGTATACTTATCAAAATCTATATCACCTTTTTTCTTTCTTATAAACTGATCATCATCTGATAAACTTATAATACTACTAGCAAAATTACCTCTTTGTTTATTTGCTTCATAAAGAACCTCGAACATAGAAGTATTAAAAGATCCAAAAATAGCGCACATATAATATGTTAATATATGTTAAACGATAATCAATCTTCCCATGGAAACTTAAAGCCATCTTCCCACATATATGAGTTATCTACATATCTACTGCTAGGGCCATCAGGACCTTCTGCTCTAATACGTTCGCTTAATCTTCGCATTTGTAGTATCCATTGAGTGGGATCACTAATACTTTCTCTATTATCTTTATCTATACGCCAAAAGAAATCAATTGTTCCAAATCTCTTATCTTTAGCTAAACAATTGTCTGGATAATCAACTCCATCAATATTATACCACTTCTTTTTCTTTTTCTTAGTTTTTACAATGCCTAAGTTTTTAAGAGTCTTTCTACCTAAACCTTTTACTTTAAACAAGTCATCATTATTTCTAAAAGGTCTAAATCCCATTATTCTAGCTGCTGTAGTTCTACCAACACCGGGTACTTTACACAGCTCTCTCTTGTTCATCTTGTTAAAATCCTTATAATTCAGCTTCATAGGTATAAATATATTATATGAGTTCCTTTAATATTTACGATAATTATAACTCCTTTGATGATTTATTCAACAGAGCAGAGCTTTTAGAAGAAAAAGACTTTAAATCAATGGTAGGGTCTGCTAAGCTTCGACCTGAGTTCGCGAAATATAAAGCTGAAGATCCAAAGACAGGAGAGAAGGCAGCTCCAGGTGGGCTATCTAGGTTAGCAAATATATTATTTGTAACAGCATTAGGAGAAGCACATTTAGATATACTAGATCAGGAAACTAGTAATATTCTTAAAGGAGCGAAATATTCTACATCTTCTACTAGGATAGGGCAAGGTTTGCAAGAGTTAGCCCCTAAAGCGTTTGAAGAGCTTTTTAGAGAAAAAAATCCTAGGAGTGTAGAGGTATCAGAGTATGTTAATGACCCAGAGAAGTTAGAAGAATTAATAAAAGATACAGTAATAAATTATACGAGAAGAGATAGAGAATACATAAAGGATATAGAGCCTGAGGATATAGCTGACGCAGTTGAGGATGCAGTTGATGATATATCTGACGAAGTAAAAATAGCTCAAGGCTTAATGAGTAGTGGTGCTGATCAAGTAAAGTTAGATTTTGATGATGTAGATGTTAACATAGAGGGGTTAGAAAATAAGGATGAAGTTGCTGCTAAAATTGTAAAGTTAATTAATACTAAAGATAACTTAAAAGCTGTACCTACAGGGGTTGGTATTAATATAGAAGGACCGATTGGAATATTTGGTTCCCAAACTGGTATATCTGATATGCTGACAAAAATTATTACTAGTCATTTTCCAGATGTGAGTGAGAGTGAAGTTAAGGTTACTCTTAATACTAATGAAGAAGATTATGAAGAAGGCCCTAAGCCTGTGGAGCCTGTTAATGAGTATGAAGAAGATATTAATGATGCAGAAGAAGATGCTGAATATAAAGGAAAGTTTTCACCAAAATACGCTAAGAAAGTTGAAAAAGAGTTTGCAAAGCATGTAAGGTTAAGAAGTCCGGATGGAAAACTTGGGGTAAAGTTACCTCCTGGTAATAAAGGTGAAATTGAAGATTACAAGAAAAGAGGATACGTAGAAGATAATGAGTCTGATCCGGATGAGGCTCATCATTACCCGGGGTATGATCCGAATCGCCCACTCACTGCAGAACAGGAAAAGCGCAGACAAGAGGTGAACGCTGAGTTTAAAGAGTTTCTACGAACAAATCCTGAAATTGAAGATAATGAGTTTGATGACTTTGATATCGGACCACAGTCAGATGAAAACGTACCTGACGATTATGAAGAAGTTTTAAAAGCTATGGTCACTAAAGATAAAGAAGAATTTGCTAAAAATATGATTGAAGATGAAGAAGGAGGAATGAGGGTATTAGTCGCTTTTGCTCCGGAACATTCTCCAGAAGAGATGCAAGCTAATGTTGATCGCTATCTTGCAGCTGCTAAGAAGCTTGGTGTTAAAGCTAGAGCAGGTAAGATTGATGATGAGGTTGCTGAAGTATATGTTGACGCCGGTCCAGCAAGTAAAGAGATGAAACTGCTTGATGATTTACAACGTAATATGTTACAAGCTACTGGTTACTTTGGTGGAGACGAAAAACTCCGGGTAGAGAGTACTACTGCAGCTTATTTAACTGAGCAAAAGCAGAGTGATAAACGTAATAAGAAAACTGAAGTTAAAAATCAATCCTTTAAGGAAAGATATAAGCCTAAAACACATTGGCAGTTAGAAGAACTTAGACGTTACGGTCTTTAAGCACATTCTCTGCAATTATTCTCGTCATAGAGCTTATTCAACTTATCTTGTTGAATGTAAGTAATAGGATCTTTATAACCTGCGTCTACAAATCCCTTAACTCTCATACTACTTGATGGAGTAGTCGCATCTGCAATTAAATGATAACCTTTGCCGTTCTTTTCTACCTTACCATCTGAGTAACAAGTCCAAGTATCCTTAAATTTAACTCCGAGTCTAATACCTTCTTTAATAATATCAGCTTTAGACATTTCGAGTAAAGGAGCTTCAATGTTAATTCTATTCTCTCTATTAAGATCGGTTACTTTATTAACTGTATCAACAAACTCTTCACTACCATCCCAATAACCAGCTAATGAATCTACTTGTGCAGCACCATACCATACTGTATCTGCACCTACTCCTTCAGCATATGATGAGCAAATAGATAAAAACATTAAGTTACGAAACGGTACATACGAGACGGGTTGAGCATCACCTGCTATCTTACTAATATCAGGGTTATCAATATCAGGATTAGTAAGTGATGATGTAGGAGCTATGTCTTTAATATACTTTACATCGAGAACTTTATTAGTAACCTTCATATTCATCCAACTACTAAACTTAGTATTAAAGTTTTTTATCTGTTTATTGACACAAGCAAGTTCTCGTTTATGTCTTTGACCATAATCAAAGGTAAGAGTATGAATATGTTCGAAGCCTCTATCTTGTGCCATGTATAACAGCACAGATGAGTCCATTCCGCCGCTAAGAGTTAGTACTAGTTTCTTTTTCATTTATTAAATCATCTAATTCACCTACTTCATCAGGTGTATCTTCTTCTTTATTGCTATATGACCATTCCTTATTAATACGTTCTTCAACTTTAGGTAAAATAGTATCTTCCCAAAGCTTAGTATCCTTTCTCCAATTCTTATAATAACCTAACTTAGTACCATCTTCAAGCTGATAAGTAGCACCAGTCTGAATTACAGCACCAACACCAACAGCTAAGTCAACTAAACCATAATATCTATCAAGACCAGAAGAGAAAGAAAGATACATTTCACCTTCTAAGTACTGCTTAATAAATCTATTCTTACGAGTAAGAGCTCTAATAATAATACCAGAATACTTCTTTTGACCTACAGCTAATTCACCATCAACCGTCTTACCACCATCATCTTTCATAGGTTTACGAGCTAATTGCACAGTTACAGAAGGTAAATAGATGCAAGACTTACCACCAGGCATATTTTTTTCAATAGAAGGAAACAAAGCAGCAGGATCATCATAAACATGATTAGTACAAAGGATAGTAGTTTGAGTTACTGAACCTAAATTAGTACAAGTCTGCATTAACGTCTTCATAGCCCGGGCTTTAGTACCCATATCTGATGAAGTACTATCTTTACTCATACGAGTTAGTTCCAATTCTGATTGTAAGTTAGCAAGAGAGTCAATAGCTACAATAAATTTACCTTCAAGACCTTTCTCTTTAACAGAAGTAAGGAACTTATATAAAGAGTTTCTTGCTTGCTCAATACTAGTACAAGGAACATATTTTACTTTACTAATATCTAAACCAAGTCTTTCAGCTCCTTCGGGATCAATAGCATTTTCAGTATCAAAGATAACAGGTATAAGACCTTCTTCTTGAGCTTTAGCTAAAATCTTTTGAACGAATAATGACTTACCAGTCATGGACTCACCAGCTAACATAGTTACTCTACCTTTAGGAATACCACCATTAATTGAGCCAGAAATGATAGCATTCAGTACATATGATCCTGTATCAATCCACTCACCAACATGACTTAAAGTATTGTTATCAAGGTAAGTAGCGAAAGGGTTAACTTTATCGATAGCGTCTAAAGCACTAGTAATATCTTTATCCATATATATGATTATATGATATAAGTTTTAAATTTCAATAAAAAAAGCCTCGGAATATTCCGAGGCTTTTAGTCGAGTTTTATCTCTGTTAATTGTTAAACTGTGTATGTTTTAATATACTCTTCTTTCTTCCTACGAGGTACATCTACCTCAAGGACTCCATTAATATAAGTAAAGTTAATCTTATTAAGATCAAACTCTCTTCCAACTGAAAAGGATCTGTTGTAAGTTTGTTCCTTTTCACCATCGTGAGCCTTTACTTTACGCTTAGCTTTAATGTAAACTTCACGTTGATCAGAGTCTGTAGAAAGATCTAAATCTTCTTTATTGACTCCTGGTAGATCAATCTGAACGCTAAGTGCATTTTCGTCTTGAGAAAAACGAACTTGATCTCCTGTTTTATATACTTCTTCCAACTGGTGGAAGACTGGGGTCAGATTGAAAAAACCATCAAAGGCTCTTTCGATTTCTGCGATTGGGTTGTGTGTGTATTTAGTTAGTTTCATAGTAAAAATATTTATTACACAATATCCGTTTCCGCTACTACTTAAGTAGTAGCTGCAGTAGTAGCTTCGACAACTTCATCTTCTTCGTCATCAAAAAGCTTTACTACATCACCGGAAGTATCACCAGGTTGTGTAAGCGGAGGAGCTGGGTTGTTAATATTCTCGTACTGTTGAATAATACGCTCATCAAGTTGAACATCAGAGACACTAATTGATGTCTTATCGAACGTCCAATTGTTCTTTTCTTTATCTTTTAGGAACTCCATAAAGATATAAGGAAATGATTGTACTTGTAGCTGACCAGTTTGTTGATCAGGCTGTACGTGAATGATCACCGGGTTAAATAATGTAATACTATCTTTGGTTTCTTTTTTAACTTCACCAAGAACAGTTCTACCAATGTGATCAACAATAGTTTTAATTTCTGTGTCTGCCATGTCTTAATTATAATAGTTTAAATTAAAATGCAACTACTGGAAGCGGAGTGTATTTGCAACTTTTGTAGCTTCTTCTAGTGCTTCTTTACACTGCTTTGATAGATAAGTAGATTTATCTTGAGCGTGATTAAGTGTATCTCTCATAACGAAAATAGCCCTTCTAATTTTTTCTAATTCTTCGTTATTGTTTGTACCTGAACCATCATCTTTTCCAACAATAACATTTCTTAAAATAGCTAATGTTTCTAAAATACCGTTAATTTTACCTCTCTTAAAAGCTGGATGAGCTTTAGGTGTATTATCATCTTCAGGTCTATCTGTATATCCTCCGGGTTGTAATGCCATGAGTCTATTTAAGCGAAGAGGTCGAATAATTCAACTTGTACGTTTTCTGCAGGTTTACGAATCTTCCAACCTACACAATCATAAAAACGCTCAATACCTTGAAAGAGAATCTTTTCGAACATCTTATCGTAATCAATCTTAAAAATATCACCAAACTCTTTTGGATATTCATACTTAAACCCTATACTATCAAGACCATACTTATTAGGTTTTTCTACATACATATATCTAACCTTATCACCCGAGCTTAAATCTTCATACCTATTACCAGTATTAAGTTTATCTAATAGAAGATTATAGAAGTAAGCTGACTTAACATGTATGGGCATACTTTTTACAGTATTAAACTCATTACAAGCTACTGCGTACTTTTCATAACCTTTAACACCCATCACAAAAGCTAATTCTTCAGGAGTAAGACCTTTAAAAATATCATACGTCTCGTTCAATATCTTGTTAGTTTGAGATAGTGATTGAGTACTAAGCATAGTTTCAATTATCTTCTTAGCGTAAGGCTTTATCGCATTAGGCATAGTAGTACGCACTACTTCAACACCAGTATACTTAAATTTATTTTCTTTAATACCTTCATCATCTAAGATATGCATAACATATCGCTTCTTCTGTAGGAATACACCCACATCAGCAATACACTCACGCTTAAAGACAAATCGACTATCTACAGATAGGAGTGATTTCTTAGCCCAATCCTGTACACCTGCATTTAGATAGTCTTCAATCTCTTGAATTTTATCATGAGTATCTTGATGAACATCTTTACCATCTAAAAATTTTAAGCCCTTATTAACAAGAGGAGTAATAGATACGTAGGAAGAATCCGTATCGTTGTAAACAATACAACCTTCCAACTCTCTATCCGATATATCAGGTATTTCATTCCTTATAAACTCCTTTATCAATTCATTTGAATATTTAATGACAGCCTGCCCAGTTAGCGTAACCGAAGAAGCAATATCATCGTCTCCAATAGGAGCATTTTTATTACCCATATAACCATAACAAGAGTTAATAAGAATTTTTATAACCATCTGAGAGGTATTAAGTCTTTCAACTTCATACTTAGCCTCTATAAACTCAGGCGAATCCTTCTTAAGTTTTTTAAGTTTAGTTTTCGCATCGAAGAGTTCTTTCTTAATAACTACACGTTGATTATAATAGTATTCAAGAAACTCAGGAATAATACCCCTCTTCTTTTGAGTAAACAAAAACCCAGCTTTAGATAAAGCGCATTTTTCATCTTTAAGGAATTTAGCAAAAGCAGGTCTATCAAGTTCAAATAATTTACCACTAACATGCTGTATAATTACTTTTTTATCAGTAGTCTTTTCTACTTTACCTACTTTAGTTTCAGGCGAAGTATTCAAAGATATCATCACATTAGGGTATAGGGAGTTAGCATCAAATGAAACTATATGATTCTTAAATCCATTCTTAGGTTCAGCAACATAAGCACCAGGATTTTTACCAGTATCAGCATTACGTAAGAAAGTAGCGATAACCTCACCACGTTTTCTTGCTCTAATACACAGTGCGCCATTTATCACTTGAATAGTACCCATAGCACCTTCAAGAGTAGTCAACCCTACGTAAGACAACTTACGTAAAAGAGGAACGTATTGAAGTTTTTCTTCAAGTCTAACTAATAAGTTAACGTCTTGAATATTATAGTCGATAAACGTA